GCTCTCGGCAGAGGGCTCGACCCTGGACGGGTTGAACATTCACTTCGGATGCGTAGACGAGTTGCATGCGCACAAGACCCGCACCGTGTACGACGTGGTCGAGACCGGGACTGGCAAGCGTGACAATTCGCTGCTTTGGGTAATCACCACGGCAGGAAGCAATCGCGCTGGCATTTGCTACGAAGTCCGAACCTTCGTGACCAAATTGCTGGAGGGCGTGTTCGAGGATGACTCCCAGTTCGGGATCATCTACGGCTTAGACGATGGCGACGACTGGACAACCGAGAGCGCGCTGATCAAGGCCAATCCCAACTGGGCCATTTCGGTCCGACCAGAAGTCCTGCTGCCCTTGCAAGCCAAGGCCATGCAACTGCCCAGTGCGGTCAATAACTTCAAGACCAAGCACTTGAACGAGTGGGTCAATGCAGACACTGCCTGGATGGACATGCGTGCCTGGGATGCTTGTGCCGACTCAAAACTCGACATCGAGGCCTTCATTGGCCAGCCCTGCTGGATCGGACTGGATCTAGCCAGCAAGACAGACATCGCCGCATTGGTACTGGTCTTTCCACACCCGGAGATCGCAGACGCTTACGCCGTCTTTGGCAGGTACTACCTGCCTGAGGACACGGTCAGCGCCGCAGGGAACAGTCAGTACGAAGGCTGGATGCGCACTGGTCGGCTGACAGTGACGCCAGGCAACGTGATCGATTTCGGCTGGATCGAAGCAGACCTCCTCGAGATGGCCTCACGCTTTGAGGTGCAGGCGGTGGCGTTCGATCCCTTTCAGGCCACGCAACTCTCGACCCGGATGCTGGCCGAGGGTCTGCCCATGATCGAGGTACGACCCACGGTGCTGAATTTCAGTGAGCCAATGAAGACGCTCGAAGCCCTGGTACTTCAGAAGAAGCTCGCCCATGACAGCGACCCGGTGCTCACCTGGATGGTCAGTAACGTGGTGGCGCACCTGGACGTCAAAGACAACATTTACCCACGCAAGGAGCGAGCAGAAAACAAGATCGACGGCATCGTGGCACTGATCATGGCGATCTCCCGGGCGATCAAGCCCGGTGAGAACGTGGTGCTGGGATCCGACTACGAATTGATGCTGCTCTGAACTGATGGGACTACTGAGCTTCTTTGATCGATTCAGGGCGTCAAGCGGTGACCGATCTCCATGGGGCGACTTCTGGTTTGAGCCGGCCTCGGCTCGAAGCATCTCGGGCATGCGTGTTTCGGCCGATTCGGCCATGCGCCTGGCGGCGGTCTACGCCTGCGTGCGCATCCTCTCGGAGACCATGGCGTCGCTCCCCTTGGTGGTCTACCGGCCCCGCAAGGACGGCGGCAAGGACCGGGTGACGGACCACTGGCTCTACCAGTTGCTGGGCAAACGGCCCAACCGCTACCAGAACCCATTCGAGTGGCGCGAAATGCTTCAGGGTCATCTGGCTCTGAGGGGTAACGCTTTCTGTCAGATCCTGGCCAACAGCCGGGGGGAGATCACCGAGCTGATCCCGATTCACCCTGACCGGGTGAGGATGGAGCTGTTGCCCTTGGGTGACTACCGCTACCGCATCCGGGATCAGGCAGGCTCCGAGATCGTCCTGCCGCGTGGGGAGGTCTGGCATCTGAGGGGCCTTTCTTCGGACGGGCTGATTGGTCTGAGCCCGATTGAGCTCTCGCGAGAAAGTCTGGGCATGGCCCTGGCCGCGCAGGACTACGGGGCGCGGTTCTTCTCTAACGATGCCAAACCCACAGGTGGCTGGATCGAGTTCCCGGGGTCGTTCAAGGATCCGGAAGCCAAGAAAGTCTTTCGCGAGTCCTACCAGGCGGCGCAGTCTGGTTCGAACCGGGGCAAGGTCCTAGTGCTTGAAAACGGCATGAAGTTTCATGAGGTGGGCGTCACGAATAAGGACGCTCAGTTCCTGGAACTGCGCAAGTTCCAAATAACTGACATTGCCCGCCTGTTCCGTGTGCCACCGCACATGATTGCTGATTTAGACCGGGCGACTTTCTCAAACATCGAGCAGCAAAGCTTGGAATTCGTCATGCACACCATGACGCCCTGGGCGGAGCGCTGGGAGGCATCCATCGAGTCCGATCTGATGCTCGAGGGTGATGAACTGGAAGTCGAGTTCGACTTCGCCAACCTGATGCGGGGCGATGCAGCCAGCCGCTCTGCTTACTACCAAAGCGGCATCCAGAACGGCTGGCTCACTCGCAACGAGGCCCGCATCTCAGAAAACCTCAACCCGATCGCAGGGCTCGATCAACCGCTGCGGCCACTGAACATGGTCGAAGAGGATGACGCAGAGGCCGCCGAGGACGCGCAAATCGAATCTCAGGATTCCGACACTGATGCCAGTCCTGAGCCAGACCAGCAGTTGAGCTTACGCCTGCGAAACCTGGTCGAGTCCAACGCCCAGCGACTGGCCCGTCGCATCTGCAAAAAAGGGGCTATGGGTACCAACGAAATCAACCTGATCGCCCAGACCTTCAGTCTGCCTCCATCGGTAGTAGAGGACTGGGCGCAGGGGGCTCCATCACTCGAGGATGAACCGGCGCTGTCCCGGTCCCTCACTCAATTGGGAATACACAAATGAACAGACAACTTCTGCTCTCCGAATTTTTGACCACCCCCTGGGCCCTGATGCCCGAGCGGCTCCAGGCCATGGCCGGGGTCTTGACCCGCTGGTCTGTGGGCGAGCCGCCAACTGACGAAGCCATGTTTCAGATCCAGTCGGACCGGGTGCTGAGAGATACCCGCAAACAGATGGCTGCTGCAAATGCTGGCTCTGGCATTGCCGTGCTGCCCCTGTATGGCGTGGTCACGCAGCGGGGCAACATGGTCGATGACATCTCTGGCCCCGGCAGCTCCAGCACCCAGCAATTCACCTCGGCCTTGCGCCAGGTCCTGGCCGACGACACGGTGGGCCAGATCCTGATCGACATCGACAGCCCTGGCGGCAGCGTGTACGGAGTTGCCGAACTTGCCTCGGAGATCGTCAAAGCCCGGGCCCAGAAACCCGTGGTGGCCGTGGCCAACAGCCTGGCTGCCTCGGCGGCTTACTGGATTGGCTGCTCTGCCAGTGAGTTCTACGTCACCCCTGGTGGTGAGGTGGGCTCCATTGGCGTGTGGCAGGCGCACTTTGACTATTCGAAAGCGCTGGAAGAAGAGGGCGTCAAAACCACCCTGGTCTCGGCTGGCAAGTTCAAGGTCGAGGGCAACCCCTATGTGCCGCTGGACCCGGAGGCCCAGGCCTTCATGCAGTCGCGTGTGGACGACTACTACAACGCCTTCATCCAGGCTGTGGCTGTCGGCAGGGGCGTGTCGGTCGACGATGTCCGAAACGGCATGGGCGAAGGCCGGGTGCTTGGAGCAGATGCTGCCCTGGCGCAACGCATGGTCGATGGCATCGCATCTTTTGACGATGTTCTGGCCCGCATGCAGGCCAAGGTCACAGGCAACGCCGTTCGCAGCCAGCCTCAGAAAAGCCATTCCCGACTGAAACAGGCGCGAGACGCTCTCGCACTGGTTTGATGCTGGTCTGATTTCAACCCTTTCCCTTGCAGTCCTCCGTTGAGGGCTGCACCCCCCTGCGACCCGTTGGTCGTGATCCCTGTCGCCGCCTTGAGTCATTTCGACCAGGCGGCTTTTTCATTTCTGGAGATAAACCAATGAGCAAGCAATTGCGTGAGCTTCAAGCTCGCAAAGCCACCCTGGTCAAGGACGCACGTGCCCTGACCGATATCGCAGCCGCTGAGCAGCGCGACATGAACGACGAAGAGGTCGCAGCCTTCGAAGCCCTCAAGGCCAAGATCGAAGCAACTTCAGCCGCCATTGACCGAGAGGCTGCCTTGATCGCCGAGGAGGCGCAGATGAACCACCCCTCTCAACTGACCACGGCCTCTGTGATCACGGTGGTGGACAACGCCGCCTCTGACCCTAAACATGGCTTCAAGAGTGTGGGCGACTTCCTCAAGACCGTGCGCCAGGCGCAAAACCCCGGCGCCTCCATCGATGAGCGCCTGCTGATCGGCTCGGGCCGAAACGCTGTGGCGCCCGCCACCTTCGGCAGCGAAGGCTCGGCGCAGGACGGTGGCTTTCTGGTGCCGCCCCAGTTTGCACAGGAAATCTTCCAGTTGTCTCTGGGCGAAGACTCCCTGCTGCCCATGACCGACAACGTGGAGATCACGGGCAACACCATGGCCTTCCCCAAGGATGAGACCACGCCCTGGGGTACCAAC